GGTCTAGAAGCTCCGCCCTAGTTGCGTCGGCTTGCTGGCCTTGACATGAAGTAGGCAGACGAGGGCATGTCGAGGATGGGCAGCGGCGACGGACAATGGGGGTCCGCTATATGGGGGGTTGCGGCTGGCAAGACGGGCTGGCCTGCTACGCATTACGCTATCACATCAACGTCGAAGCCGCACTGCTCAGGGTCCTGAGACGCCGTGCAATTGCATATACACTGCTGACCTTCAAGCGCCGCCAGCCTAAGCGCCGGCATCTGATCGTCACCAGGCGGTGGTTCCCTGGCTACCTGTTCGTTCGTTTCAATGTGGTGCGTGATCCATGGCAGGAGAGCATCAGACGTGCGCCTGGGGTCATCGAGATACTCGGCGATCCTACACCGATACCCGATGAAATCGTTAACGATCTGATACTACGTTGTCTCGACACGCTGCTGGTCAACGACGAGCATACAGTCATCCCGGCAGGCTCTGAGGTGGAAATCACCGAAGGATCATTCAAAGGAATGACCGGCGTGGTGGCCTCGAGCAAGGGCGATCTGGTTTGGGTGGAGCTGATGACCTTCAACCGGCCAACACGGGCTGAGATACAGAGCCGCAACCTGCTAATTTTGAGGTGATGAAGATGGGCGGGACGGCAAGGGTCAGGCACGATCCGGACAACTTCAACGGTTCTTCCAAGGTGCTGGTGAGCCGTGGCCGGAACGTCAACTATGTGGTCGAGGACCACCATCGCCGCCAGGTTATGGTCATGCGGGCGAACGGCAACTCGGTCGAGACCATCGCACTTGTCATGGATGTCTCGCTGCCGACCTTGCGCAAACACTTCAAGAAGGAACTGGCGACCGGCTTCGAGCAGATCAGCGCCAGGATCGGCGCTGTGTTGACGGAACAGGCTCTGGCGGGTAACATCTCCGCCATTAAGTTCTGGCTGGCGAACCGCCGCGATGAATGGAGGATGTCACGCGAGGATCAGCTGCTTGATCCGCCGGAGCGCGACGATGTTGTGCACTTCTACCTGCCGCCCAACCACCGCGACGAACCCGAAGACCTGCCGCCCGAGATAGAGGGGACGGCGGAGGAAGCGGCATAATGGATGATCCTCGTCCACGCTATGTAATGATCCGTGCCGATGACTGGAGGCTGGCGGATGCGATGTATGATATTGAAGACAACCACCTTGCCGGTTCTTCGCATGTAATAGCACGCAATGTGCGGTTCTATGCGGCAACTGAGATCGTGGCTGCGCTGAACTACTACCATACACACAAATGAGCATAGCGCTTGAACACAACCGCATTATGCCGCAGGCGGGTCCGCAGACCGCCTTCCTCAACTCTAGTGCGGACATCTGCATATACGGAGGTGCGGCGGGGTCGGGGAAGTCGTTTGGTCTGCTACTTGAGTCGATGCGTTATCCATCGAGTGTGCCTGGCTTCGATGCGGTGATGTTCCGCCGCAACACCACCGATCTGCGCCGCCCCGGTGGTTTGTGGTCAGAGACGATGAAGCTGTATCCGCACTCGCGTGGTGTGCCCATCCAGCACCGGCTGGAATGGACGTGGCCTGGTCGTGGTTCGGTGAAACTGTCGCACCTCGAATACGACCAGACCGTGCTGGACTGGCACGGCAGTCAGGTGCCATGCATCTGCTTCGATGAGCTGACCACCTTCACGCGCTATCAGTTCTTCTATCTGCTCAGCCGCAACCGCGGCACCACAGGGGTTCGCCCCTATATCCGCGCATCCTGCAATGCTGATGCCGGCAGCTGGGTGGCCGATCTGATCGCCTGGTGGATCGACCAGAATACCGGCTATCCGCTGCTTGAGCGCAGTGGTGTGATCCGCTACTTTGTGCGTGGTGAGGACGACAACCTGGTCTGGTATGACACCAAGCGCCAGGCTATGCTGGCGACCGGCTACGGGCCGGAGGCGATCAAGAGCCTGACTTTCATCGCTGCCAAGCTGTCCGACAACCCGGCACTGATGCGCGCTGATCCGCAATACTACGGCAACCTCATGGCCTTGCCGCAGGTCGAGCGCGAACGCCTGCTCAATGGCAACTGGAAGATCAGCCCGCGGGCCGGCCTCTACTTCAACCGCTCATGGTGCAAAGTGGTCGATATCCTGCCGCCCATCGTGTTGATGGGTCGCGGCTGGGACCTGGCGGCAACCCCTGAGACGGCTGACACCGATCCTGACTGGACCACTGGCACCAAGATCGGCAGGCTAATGGACGGCACCTACGTCGTGCTTGACAACATCGCCTTTCGTGGATCGCCGGCTGAGGTCGAGCGCCGCTTGTTGAACATCTCGAGCCAGGATGGCCATGGCTGCAGGGTCGGTCTGCCGCAGGACCCAGGGCAGGCTGGCAAGTCGCAGATCGCCTCGCTGGTCCGCATGCTGGCAGGCTATGCTGTGGAATACTCGACCGAGACTGGTGACAAGATCACCAGGTTCTCTGCCTTCAGTGCGCAGGCCGAGGCAGGCAATGTGCTTGTTCTTCGCGGAGAATGGAACGAGCGCTGGTTCATGCAGCTGGAGGGTTTCCCCGAACTTCCGCATGACGACGAAGCGGACTCAACCGCTCGGGCTTTTCAGCTGGTGGCGGCGAACAGCATGAACGTATGGGCAAATCTATGATCGAAAATATGATTGTCGGTTCGGACCTGCGGATGCAGCTGACCGCGCCGACGGCTCTGACCCTCGGCTCCTGCGGTATCAGCATCAACCTGGAGACAGGTGAGGTGACGATCCCCGAGGGTCTCACCTTGACCGAGGCATCGCGTGCATTCTGGGAAGCGGTCAGTCACATCGCGCGACCTGGTTTCTGGTGAAATCATGATGACCATCGACATGACAACGCTTGACCCTGACGGTAAGCGGTATATTGTCTTTGAGACCGATCCTAGCCAGACCCGCCATGAAGTAACATTGGTCACAAATACAGATACGAATGAAGTAATGGTCATGCTAGCCGCCGATGTCGAGCGGATGTTTGACGATGCACGCCACGATAGAGTGCGACAGGTGACCAATGCGATGGAACTGCTACTGACGAAGAAACAGATTGCGTATATCAGCGCACGCACACGTAGTGGGGCGAGCCGGCGCGAAGTTATTCGCAGACTACTGAATTTAGGAATTGAACTGGATCGTAGTAATGAGTGATCGTCCAGAACGCCCACGCATCAGGGTCCGCGCCGGTTCCAATACATGGGACGGTGCCATTGCTGCCGTCACCAACGACTCGGTGGAGAACTTCGCCGCGCGCATTGGCATCGGTGCCGACAACCTCCTGTCACAGACCACCTACAACTACCAGCCGATTACCCGCCTGCGTCAGAAACTTGAATGGATGTATCGCGGCAGTTGGCTGGTCGGTGCTGCAGTCGATGTCGTCGCTGACGATATGACGCGGGCCGGTGTGCAGATGAACTCCGACACGGTGCCGGATGACATCGAGAAGCTGAATACCAAAATGGACGAGCTGTCCCTGTGGCAGTCGTTGTGCGAAACCATCAAGTGGTCGCGCCTGTATGGTGGTGCTCTGATGGTCATGATGATCGACGGTCAGGACACCTCGACCCCGCTCGATCCCGAGAGTGTCGACCAAGATAGCCTCAAAGGCTTCCTCGTGCTCGACCGCTGGATGGTGCAGCCGAGCTATCAGCGTCTGGTGCGCGACTTCGGGCCGGACTACGGCAAGCCCGAGTATTATGACCTGGTGGCGCAGAACCCCTACCTACCACAATTGCGTATACACTATTCCCGCGTGGTCAGGATCGACGGCATCGAGCTGCCGTTCAATCAGCGCATCACTGAGAACCTCTGGGGTATGTCGGTGATCGAGCGGTTGAACGACCGGCTCGTTGCTTTTGACAGCGGCACGATGGGGGCAGCGCAACTACTCTACAAGGCATACCTTCGCACCTACAAGGTCAAGGACTACCGCAACATCGTGGCCTTCAACAGCCAGCTCACGGAGAAGTTCCATAAACTGATGGACCTGATGCGCAAGTATCAGTCCATCGAGGGGCTGACCATCATCGACGCCGAGGACGAGTTCGAGACGCATTCCTATACCTTCGCCGGTATTCCGGAAACCCTGCTGATCCTTGGCCAGCAGTTGTCGGGTGCTTTGGGTATCCCACTCGTGCGCCTGTTCGGCCAATCACCCGCTGGCCTCAATGCTACGGGCGAAAGCGACCTGCGTTTCTACTACGATATGATCAAAGCCCAGCAGGAGGCGCGCCTTAGGCGGCCACTCACCCGGGTATTCGATGTGCTGTGGCGCTCGGTGCTGGGCAGCGAGCCACCCGACACTTTCACTTTTTCGTTCAACAGCCTCTATCAGATGAACGAGATGGAGAAGGCTGAGGTGGCGCAGCG